TTATAAATAACTGCATGTGTCCCCATACTAATTCCTTTATAATGTATAAAATTTATTGTATAAGGTATTTTAATCAATGGTATGCATCCTAATAAATAATGCATAGGTTCTCCTTCTTTACTTTTTATAAAGTCGCAAATATTTTTACTATGTTCTCTTTCTTTTATTTTTTGAGAGAACATAAAATCGTCTTCTAAAATCAAAATATTATTGTAGGCATTTTCTTCGGCATGTTGAAAACATTGTAAAAAAGCGTCTATCAAATCAATTGCAGGTGCATTAATATAATCGGCTTTCTTGCATTTTTTATAGCCTTTATTGAAAAGAATAAAGACTTGATTGGATGGATGGTATTCTTCCAATTGTTTTTGTATATCAGGTAATCTTCCATTTCCTTCCAGATGAATAATATAAGTGGCATCTACGCAATCATTTAATAATCCGTCATCAAATTTTATCTTCTCTAAATGATAACATTGATCCATTTATAATATTTATTATATATAAATATTATAAAATAGATTCTCTATTTTTTCATAGTTTTGAGATATTTGATTGACGTTTTTGCAAATATAAATAAAAAAGACAACCAAATCAATAAAAATGCCAACAGAAAAAATATTGTTTTGGAGAAAATGTAGAAAAACGAATATCCTGGTTCTACCGATGTATTCAACCCGAGCAATTGGAATATGAAAAAAAGTATTTTTCCTGCTATTAAATATAAGTTGTTTTTTATTCCCCAATATTTTAAATTTTCTGTTTCAGGGAACAATTGATAACATAATGGCAAATAATAGGTGTAAGAATTTGCATTTAAATTATTGAAAATATCCCAATCATGAATTTGCGAAATATCTGTTTTCAACAAATTAACGCGATATAATTTATTATAAATCACTGCGTGTGTTCCCATAAAAAAACCTCTATAATGCATAAAATCTGTAGTACAAGGGATTTGTAATAAAGGAATACATCCGATTCTGTAAGATAAAAGTTCTCCTTCTTTATTTTTTATAAAGCCGCAAATATTTTTACTATGTTCTCTTTCTTTTATTTTTTCAGAGAACATAAAATCGTCTTCTAAAATCAAAATATTATTGTAGGCATTTCCTTCGGCATGTTGAAAACATTGCAAAAAAGCATGTACTAGGTCGGTTGGAGGTATATGATTTTCTATATTTTTTTCACATGTTGGTCCTTTATTTATAAGAATATGTATATTATCAGTTGGTTTGTATATTTTTAATTGTGTTTTTATATTTTCTAACCTTCCATTTTCTTTCAAATGAATAATATATGTCGCATCTACACAATCATTTAATAAACCGTCATCAAATTGTATGTTCTCAAAATGATAACATTCACTCATTATTATATAATTACAAAATATTATATAATAAAATCACGCTAATTTCGCATACACATTCGCACATTTCTGAAACAATTCCTGAATCGCCGCTGGATTCGCACCAATAATCACGTCATCCGGTACCCACGTCAAATTCCCCTTCTTGTAACACACAATCGCAGGTACTCCATTCACCACTCGCTTACTCTTTAAAAATGCATACAATTAAAATGCCCCTTCTTCATCAATATCCAACACACTGCAAGATATTTCTGTTGGCATTTGCGCCATAAGCCCATACACTTGTGCCTCAATTTGTTTGCAAGGTCCACACCATTCTGCGCCAAATTTAATGACTAGTGCGCCCTGATTTCGTTGCAAATGTTCTCCAAACTCGGCCTTTGTCATCTGTGTAATCACATTATCAGGAGCAGACATTCTTTTATATTCTTGAATATTCATACGAAACATTGTCTATATAGTTTTTGTTGATAGTTTCTCGCTTATTTTAACTAAAAAATAAATCTGTTTATAATAATCAAACACTATGCGAAAATGTTCTGTGAATAGCCAACAGCATAATCTGAATATTCACATGTATAAGTTTAGCGAATTACTTGAACTCTTTCATTTGAATTATAATTCTTCCATAGAAGATTTGAAAGAAGCCCGCAAAGTTGTGCTAAAAATGCATCCTGATAAATCGCGACTTCCCGGCGATTATTTTATCTTTTATAAAAAAGCTTTTGAAATAGTGGTTGACCATTTCAAAGAACAGCAGAAAACATCTAAACCTGTGCCTACAGAAGAACAATTGTATGTTGCGCCGGAATCTAAAATGGGGGAACAAACTGACCATCAAATTAGTGCAACCATTAAGAAAATGAATACCGGCGATTTTCAGAAACAGTTCAATCAATTGTATGAAGAGAACATGACGAAAAAACCAGATGAATCGCGCAATGCCTGGTTCAAAAGCAATGATCCGCTTTTTGAATTTGATGGACCGAAGTCCACCAAAGATATTGCCATGTCCATTGAACAAGTGAAAGCGAAAACAGCGGCACTTAGCGTGTACAAAGGTGTACAAGAGATGAATTCTTCTGTTGGCACAAGCTCGCAATTTTACGAAGAAGATGAGGAAGATGCCAACAGTAATAATTATGTCACGTGTGATCCATTCGGTAAATTGAAATTTGACGATTTGCGCAAAGTTCATAAAGATCAGACTGTGTTTGCTGTGTCTGAGACGGATTATGCGAAAATGCAGCATTATGGGTCTATTGATCAATTGAATCAGGCGCGTAATGCGCAAAATTTGAAACCAATAGAGAAGCAAATAGCTGAAAAGCAGATGGCGGAAAAAGAGGCGATTTTGCAGCAACAAGCGGCGGCTAGACAACATTCTGCACAATTGCGCAGTATGCAGTATGAGGAAAAAAACAAGGCCGTCTTGGCGAACTTCATGCGGATAGGGAATTGAATTTGGGCATTATTTTTCTTCCATGTTATTTACATCAACAGTAATACAATATGTCCAATATGATAAGTATATTAATAACATGATTATTATAATTGCTGATGTATAATACATTGTACCTCTAATACGTATAGTTTTTGAATTGTGTAATGTATCTTTATCTAGATCCATTAGATCCATCCAATCATCGCAAAATGTTATATATATTTCTTTAGTATCTAAACTCATAATACATATAATATTCATTTTTTATATGTATTTACTTTGTTCTATTAGTCTAAGCATCTTCACTTGATTTAACTCGTGCTAATAAATCCTCGTTATATTTCTTCGTATCCTCTTCTGTAGTTGCTTCGCGACTATCAAAATCAACCGTCTCTCTTACGCCGATCAAGTTTCCATTTTCGTCTATTGTTTGTGTAAGTACATTGCCACTCTGTTTTGCTTTCTTAATATTTTCTTCAATTGCTTTGCGTTTGGTCTCCTTAATACGATTTTCAAAATCCTCTTTAGCCTTCGCTTCATTCTTCAATTTCTCGTGATGCAATTGATTTAGCTCTTCTTCCATGAATTCAATACGACCTGTTTTGTAAGCATCCGGATCCCATGGCATCCAAACTCCCACTGGACCAACAAAAATATCGTGATTGGGATCGGCTTCACGCAACTTCTTGCTCTTTAATTCTGCCTCTTCTTGTGATCCAAATGCACCGCGAAATTTAAGGCCACGGACAGAAGTTTGAAATTTATTCTGTTTCTGGAATTTAGCCGTTAATTCTTCTTCTTGTTTGTCCATGAAATTCTTGAAATCGTCGTTGATGTTGTAGTCCTTTAACTTTAGGGATTCTTCTTTGATAAAATCGGTATAATCTTCAATCAAACTCTCTACATTCATCTTGTATTTGAATGCAATGAAGTGAATAAAATCAAAGAATTTATCCGTGGACTTCTTAAAATCCCATTGTTTTAGGAATTCTTCAAAAAGAAAATGTTCGCGTTGTTTAATAATTTTTTCAGGAGAAACGAAAGAAAAACAAGCGAACTTTTGACCTGCAATTGGCGGGTCTTCATCGCATAAATCAATATAGTTAGGGTTTGGTTTTCCATTGTCCAAATTTTTTCTTTCAAAGTTGCTCATATTGATAAAGCTATTTAGTAATTAATATTTAAGTAGATTATATGTTATTTAATTAAAATATTTATTTGTTTAATTAAAATTTTTTATAAAAGTAAAAATGAATAAAAGAGAACTTTCTTTGAAACATTTTATTTTGTAAATATATAAAATGCTTGATTTAAGTGAACTTGTTAAACGCGCTATTAAATACCTTGTTGAAGGTGTTATTGTTGCTATAGCTGCTTATGCTATCCCTAAACGTCAACCCAATGTTGAAGAGATTGTTGTTGTTGGTTTAACTGCTGCTGCTACATTCGCTGTTCTTGATGTATTCATTCCTTCTATGGGCGAATCTGCTCGTGGAGGCGCTGGATTTGCTATTGGCAGTGGTCTTGGTGGCGGTCTTCGTGTCGCCTAAAGCGTAGCGAAATGGGAACCTACGGATTATCGCTTCGCTTATCCCTTTAGAACCCTCCCTTAAAAGAAAAATGATAGAATAATAAATCTGATATTTTCTGTAATAATGCCTACAGAAAATATATTGTAAAAGGAGGGGTCTTAGGGGAACCTTGGTTCTCTTAAACCGTTGGTTCCCCTATTTAAAAGAATAGTTCAGGGTCATAATGTGCTGCACTACATTGACGATGATAATCTATTTGTCCTTGATGATCGGTTTTGACTTCACCTTCTTCAACGCCCAGTACCGGTAAAATTAATGCGCGATTTCCGAATTTTGTTATTTGCCAATCCGAACAAAATGGTTGAGATATTTGTATGCAATTGAATGCAAATTCTGATGTAAATCTATCCAACATAGTTTTTGCATGTTCACGAGAAAACATATACATATG